GCAATCTTTCTGCTGAACAGTCTGCTCGTATCGCCGCTGACAGCACATTGACATCGGCAGTTTCAGCAGAGGTTTCCCGCGCTACCGCCGCTGAAGGCGTAATCGCTGGTAATCTCTCTACTGAGACGAGCAACCGCACCAGTGCTGATTCGGCCCTCGACGGCAAAATCACAACTGAGAAAAACCGCATCGACGCAATCCTTTCTGCCGCAAGTGCAGATAGCGACACGTTTGCTGAAATCGTTTCCCTTATCAACAGCGTTGATACGGCAAATGACTCGGCTTTCGCTGGTTATGTAACGAGCAACAACGCTGCTTTGGCTTCCGAAGTTTCGGCCCGTACATCGGCTGATTCGGCTCTTGACACTCGCGTAACTGCACTCGAAACAACCATCGACGGCGGAACCTACTAATAGTCCCTAAACTAAAGTCCTTCAGAGGTTCAACCCCTCTGGAGGCAACCCCATTCTATAATGGCTAATCCGATCATAGTCCCTAAAAAAAGCACAATTGCTGCACGAGTTCCTGCAAACGCAGACCTTGCATCTGGCGAGATTTGTATAAATCACGCAGATAAAAAACTTTACGCCAAGCATCCATCGACGGGTGCAATTCAGGAAATTGGCGGTATGTCTGTGCATTCGCACGACGAAATTTATTCCCCTGATAGCAGTCAACTACTAGAACTGCAAAACAACGGAAACCTCACCATAACGGCAGGAGGTACTACAAAAACTTTCACTTTTCCTAGTGCGTCTGGCACACTAGCAACTCTATCAAATGTAAACGGTGGGTCGCAAAGCTATGAGGTGCGACACGTTTATTCCGATCCATATTCCTACACTGGAACTGCTGTGGATGGAACAAGCGAATCAGCATCAGGCTGGATAATAACTCGACTGCAAATTTCAAGCTCAGGAACAACAACCAAAACTAACGCCAGCGGAGCTTGGAGCAACCGCACCTCACTTTCTTACTCCTAACCCACAAATCCAATACCATATGAACGCTACCAACCCACTCCAAATCGACGGCAAATCATTTGACCGCTACGCCATGACGCTCGCCGTCTCTGGACGCTACGAAGCGCCCGACCAGCCGGACGCGAGCGTGGTCCTCACCCTCACGCCCATCCGTTTTGAGGGTGACGATTGCATCGCCGCGCAGGATCACTCCCGCACCATTTTATTCGGGACATTGGCTTCGGCGGACGATGCCGAGCGCCTCGCGGTAAGCGAAGTGCAAGCCGCTCTCCAAAAATTTATCAACGTGAAAGGACTATAATTTTATGGCCGTCATCAAAGCAGCCGCAAGCGGGAACTGGAGCGCGACAGCAACATGGAGCGGTGGCGTAGTGCCTGGACTCAACGACACCGTCTACGCCAACGGCTTCACCGTCACGCTCGATCAGTCTATTGACCTTACAGGCTCAACCGTGGACACCAGCGGATCGTTTATCGCTGGACAAATTTACATGGTCGTTTCGGTCGGTACGACCAACTTTGCGCTGACGGCAAACTGCATTGCACCCGGCACGAATGCGGGAACCGCCGTGGCGGTCTCCTCTGCGGTCGGAACGATATTCCAAGCGGTCAACGCAGGAACTGCGACCACCGGAACCGCTCGCCGCATGGGTGCGTTGCTGAACTACGTCAACACGCCGCTGACGATTGCGACAGGCGGGAGCTTCACGCTCGCGGCAAGCTACAACATAACTGGAGCATACATCCAAGCAGGCTCCGCAAACTGCTTGACGGTCTCCTCCGCAGCAAGCTCAACATTGGCCGGATGCCACGCCACAGGATCGGCGTTTACGCTCTCAACTCGCGCAATATCGTTCAGTTCTAGCGGCACTCTCACGCTCAACGGCATCGTTGCTATCGGCGGTAGGGTTGCGGGAACAACGGTGGTCAACGGAGCGCACGCGATTGAATCCACGTCAGCGGCAGGCACGGTTGCGATTACAAATGCCACGCTCACGGGGGGGAGTGGCGGATTCGCATTTGGCATTCAAAACGCCAGCACAGGCACGGTCACGATTACATCCAGCACCGTTACAGGTGCGAGCGGAGCCAACTCCATCGGCCTCAACAACAACAGCACAGGCACGGCCACCATTACATCCAGCACGGTGACGGGAGGGAGCTCCGGAGCCGCCCACGGTCTCAACAACAACAGCACAGGCACGGCCACCATTACATCCAGCACGGTGACGGGAGGGAGTAACGCGACCGCCTACGGCATCAACAACTACGCCACAGGCACGGCCACCATTACATCCAGCACGGTAACAGGAGGGAGTAACGCGACCGCCTACGGCATCAACAACACCATCACCGGCACGGTCACTATCACTGGCGATGTCACGGCATCAACCGCAGCAGGCGTTTTAAACGCGAGCACCGGCCCAGTGACGATCACCGGCACGCTGACTCCGACTCCCGCTGTCCACGCGCTCCAATGCACGAATACGACAGGCGCAAACATAACCCTGAGCGGGTCGCTTATCTATGCAAGTAACGGCTTCGCTCCGACAAATTGTTTGAAGTTTTTGGTGAATCCAACGCCAACGATGGCAAAGGTTCGCTTCGCAAAAAACGGATCGACTACCTATTCAGATTTCTTCACCGCCGACAACTCGCTCGGCCAAGCCGCAATCACAGACGTTCGTTTCGGAACCGTCTACGCGAGCGGAGCCTTGACAGGATCGGCATATATACCAGCAGCGTCAAGCGTGGCGTTCGGCGTGCCTGTAGACAATACAACCGGCACGGCAGTCCTCACCGCCGCCGCGATCCGCACCGAGTTAGCCGTGGAGTTGACTCGTCTCGCGCAGTGTTCTACAGTGGCAACAACTGGAGATCAAATCGCCGCAGCATTTAATTCGCCATAATCGTCTCATGATTTTAACGGATTCCAGCGCGGCAAAAGTAGGGGCAAACAATGCAACCACAATAGCGTCCTCAACGGCATCGTTTCGCCATTTCATGTGCTATCAAGCGATAACCGTTACACAAGCAATTACTGGCACTATCGGAATTATTAAAAACGGAATTGGTGGATTGCAGTTTGATGGAGCCTGTAATTATACTGGCCCAACACAAATAAACGGAGGCCAAATAGTAATAGCGGGAACAGTAGCGTCAACACTTAACGGAGTCATTAGCGGGACTGGTGTGCTAACAAAAACTGGATCGGGAACTCTTACTCTTGGAGCCAATAACACTTACAGTGGTGGAACGGTTTATGCTCCGACCTCAGCCACGGGAACAATAACATATTCATCCAGCAACGCTTTTGGTACAGGCTTGTTTACGGCGCAAGGCCAATGCCAAATTATCACGGGCGGGAATGTAACTTTGCCAAATAATTTTCAAATAAATAGTGGAACTACTTTGCAATATCGAACCTCTGGAGCGAATACGATAACGGCGAGTGGAAACATTGCAGGGAGCGGAAGCGTAAACAAAACGGGCAATGGAACTTTGCGATTAGACGGAACGCTGACCTACACAGGCTCGACAACCATCACGGGTGGATTTATCCGCTCCATTAAAACAACTGGAGCATCAACCGCTACTGCAACATTCCAATCTGCCCCGGGACTCTCGTTGGTAGTTTCATTTAATGTTGCCCCTCCATCTGGAATAACAACATTTCGATTTTTCCAAGGAACGACAACGCAAACTTATGCAGCTGTTACTTTGGTGGGGCTTCCCGTTGGATCAACAGCAGTTTATACGTCAGCAACATCAACACTTACTGTAACAGTACCATGATAATTCTTCCTAACGAAAATGGTTGGTCGTATGATGACTCGACAGGAAACTGGAAACTGGTCTATGCGGACAAGGTAATTATATTTTACGAAGAAACCAACGTGTCAATTGCAACGCAAAGCACATTGTTTGTCGGAACGCACGAAGAGTGTGAGGAACAGATAGTGAAAGAAGGCTTATCTTGGCCTGTTGAGTCTGAGATAAGCACTTGACAAAAACGCAATTTAACGATTAATAATAAACTATGGCACTCACATTTAACCCATTTACTGGTACGCTTGACTTCACTGGGAGTCAAGCAGCAGCAGCAATTGGGGCTACAGGGGCTACAGGCCCATCTGGAGGCCCGACTGGGGCTACGGGCGCGACTGGAAGCACAGGCGCGACTGGAATAGGAACAGACGGAGCCACGGGTAGCACGGGAGCTAGTGGAATTAATGGTAATGATGGAGCTACTGGTTCCACGGGATTACAAGGGCCAACACCTTGGACATTGCCAGCGACAGTATACGACAACGGAGCTTCTTACAATCTTGGTGCAGCAGTAACTTATCTTGGTGGGTATTATTACAGAACTGGCAACCCACTAAACCCCGGATACCCTCCAACCCCCGGCTCAATTAATGCGTCATGGACACCAGTTGCTGATGGTGGTGCTACTGGCCCAGATGGTGCAACAGGAGCCACAGGAACCGCTGGGTTAGACGGAGCAACTGGTTCGACTGGTGCTACTGGCATCTCTGGAATAGATGGTGCTACGGGTTCTACTGGCGCAACGGGAATAGCTGGGCTTGACGGAGCTACTGGATCGACTGGAGCCACTGGTATTCAAGGGGATGTCGGAGCGACTGGAGCTACTGGTATCCAAGGTGATGTTGGAGCGACAGGGGCTACGGGTGATTTTGGAAGCACAGGCTCGACTGGTGCTACTGGTTTGACTGGTGTTAGAGGGGCCACTGGAAGCACTGGGGTTGCGGGAAATGACGGCAGCACAGGGGCCACTGGAGTGCAAGGAGATACTGGAGCCACGGGAAGCACTGGAGTCCAAGGAGATGTTGGGGCCACGGGAGCTACTGGGATTCAAGGAGCAACTGGCGCAACTGGCGTTCAAGGAGCAACTGGCATAGCGGGGCAATCGGCTACATTTTATAACTACCAAGCAGACGCAAACCAAATAAGCGGAGTTCCAACCACTGGACATTTATTCTGGAATAACGCATCTCAAGTTTCAGCAACCTCAATAACATTATCGCATATTGATTCACTTGGAAACGACATTGATGTTTTCTTTCCTCTATTTAAAACAGGGGACACTTTCATAATTCAGGATCAAAATAATTCAAACAATTTCCAAACATGGAAAATATCAGCAACCCCAACAATTGTATTAAATAGTTACATTTCAATTCCCGCAACATTGGTTACATCTGCAGGAACTGGCACAACTGGTTTTGCAAATAACCATCAGTTGATTTTTGCCATTGTATCTAGCGGTTTAGTTGGCGCGACAGGCGCGACTGGAGCTACAGGCGTTTTTGGAAGCACAGGAGCAACGGGAGTTACACCAGCAAATATTGTGCTATCGGATATAACTGGTCTTACAGGGGCAACACAACTGACCAATCTTGTAGAAATCACTCTAACTGGATACAATTTAATCGTTACTCCAGACCCAAACACACTATATGTAATTGTTGGCCCATAATTAAAATGAACGATAACGCAACAAGTCACGGATTAATGGGTACTGTCATATCGACAACAGGATTTATAATTTCAATGTTACCAGAAATAGAAGCGTCAATTAGAATGACGGGTGGGCTAATCAGCATTATTGCTGGCATCCTAACGTGCATCTATATGTCAAAACAAATATTCAAAAAATGAAACCAAAACAAATAGCATTAGGAATGATAGTAATATCGTTTATCTTCTTGGGCATGGCATTCCTAACAGGATGCGCTGGGTTTAAAGCACCTAGTGTATGTTTCAAAACAGACTACGGTACACTATGTTACGAACTCCCAGAAATTAAAGGACTTAAAAAATGAAAAACCTATTAACTACACTACTCGAAAAACTGAGTGAGAACTCGACATGGCGCGGGTTGATCCTAATTGCTATTGCAGTTGGGGTTAAGATCGAACCAGAACTCCAAGAGTCTATCATCGTCGCAGGACTAGGGCTTGTTGGATTAATCAATGTAGTTCGTAAAGGCTAATGGTTCCAAACTCCCGACCGCAGCAAGCAAAGGAGAAGACGCTCTCGATGGTAATCAAATCGGGAATCGTTGATCGTGTTGCACTTGTCGGAATCCGTGGATACTACTCCGAAACATTCGCTCCATCAGGCAATCAAAGAGGTATCTACGATGATGCGATTATACTTTTATCTCCTTCTGTTCATGCTACTTTCAATGCGAATACTGATCCGTCAGTTCATAAGAAAGGTATTGCGGTTCTCAAAACGGGCATTCATCGGTTCCGTAAGGGGAATCATGGCATTAGTAAACCCGGAGGCGGCTACCCTGCGCTTCGACCTTCTAACCCAAAAGAAGAACTGCCAGTCACACGGGATGGGATTGGGGATGATATGGGAATCGCTATTAACATCCATCGGGGAGGATACAACAGCACATCGTCGCTGGGTTGCCAAACGATCTACCCGCCACAATGGGAAGGGTTCATCAATCTCGTCTATTCAGAAATGACTAGATACAACCAAAAGACAATTCCCTATCTATTAGTGGAAAACATTTGACGGATTTTAAAATATCGTTAACGATAAAACTATGAGCAATTGCAACGAGACTATTATAGTTGCCTCTTATGCGAGGTCAGCTAAAGAATCCGCTAAAAGCGCGGCGTATTCAGCGTGTCTTGCTCAACAAGCTATTGGGGCAAGCGGAGCTACTGGTGCTACAGGATTAGGAGCCACAGGCGCAACTGGGCTTACAGGGTCTACTGGAAGCGGTTCAACTGGAGCCACTGGCATCGGAGCGACTGGCGCAACAGGAACTGCTGGATCA